GGACGTTTAGAATTAATGAAGTATTGTGCCTTAGATACTATTTATCAGTATCGTTTAGCGAATAAACAAAAACTATTATTTGAAGAATTACCTTTTTAAAATAGATTATGCTTTATGAATTAAAAACTTATAAATTCCTCCAGGATGGAATTTTAGCCTTGTCCCGTATGGAGCAACAAGGATTAAGAATTGATATGAAATATGCAGAAAAGAAAAAATTAGAATTAACTAAAGAAATTGAAAAACTTGAGATAGAATTTAAAGCAACAAAACTCTATAAACATTGGGCTCATACTACCAAAAGTAAAGTCAATATTTATAGTCCTCAGCAACTTGGTGCATTTTTATATGGTGTAAAGAAAATTAAAATTAATAAAGAAACGGCATCTGGACAAGGGGCTACTGATGAAGAAGCATTACAGGAATTAGGAATTCCTGAATTAGATATTCTTTTACGTATTAAAAAATTAAAGAAAGTTCGTGATACGTATTTGGATGCTTTTGTAAGGGAACAGGTAAAAGGAATCGTCCACCCTTTCTTTAATTTACATCTTGTACGTACATTTCGTGGAAGTTCAGATAGTCCTAATTTTCAGAATATTCCTAAACGGGATAAGGAAACAATGGATATTTGTAGAAGGGCTATACTACCACGACCAGGGCATCAATTTATTGAATTAGATTATAAACAACTTGAGGTTAGAATTAGTTGTTGTTATAATAGGGATAACCAATTAAAGGAGGATATACTTGCAGGTGATATGCACAAAGAAATGGCTATAAAGATTTTTTTAATAGAAAACTTTAATAAAGAAAATCCAGCCCACTCTGTTCTTCGTAGTGCTACTAAAAATGGTTTTATATTTCCTCAATTTTATGGTGATTATTATAAAAATTGTGCTATTAATTTATCCTACGGTTGGGGACATTTACCAAAGACCAGGAAATGGAAGAGTACAGATGGAATTGAGTTTGAAGGAGGTAATTTAGGTGGTCATTTAATTGCTAATGGTATTAAAGATTTAGAGTCTTTTACCCAGCATATCAAGACCATTGAAGATTACTTTTGGAATGTGCGTTATAAAGATTACACAAAATGGAAAGAACGTTGGTGGGAACAATACCAAAGAGTAGGACATATAACATCTATGACCGGTTTTAATTATCAAGGTGTTATGAAAAAGAATGATGTTCTAAATTACCCAATACAAGGTTCTGCTTTCCATTGTTTGTTATGGAGTATTATTGAAGGTATAAAAGTACAAACGAAAGAAAAATGGAAATCAAGATTAGTTAGTCAGATACACGACTCTATTATAATGGATGTTCATCCCGATGAATTAGAACACGTAATAAAGACAATGAAAAGAATTATGTGTAAAGACATTATAAAGAGTTGGCCTTGGATTACAGTACCTTTAGATGTAGATGTTGAAATACATAATGTAAATGATAGTTGGGCTGATAAACCACAAAAACAATTATTATGAAAAGAACAAGGAAACATTCTACAGGGGGTTTATTTTTATTTGATGAACCGAAACCAATAACATCAGAGATAAAACGTCAAAGAAGACCAAAACAAGTTGATGGTTTTATTGAACGGTTTAAAGGAAAAGATCCGTTCTTTGTTTTAGAAAACTTTCTTAAAGACAGAAAAGAATATGTTACAAGACATTACTCTGTAGACCATCCACAATCAAAAGATATAGTATTATTTGAATTGAACTTATACTTGGACGTTCTGATACGTGTTAAAAATAATTTAAACCATTTAAAATTTAATGACAAATGAAAAATTTAAAAGAAGTTGATGTCGAAAAAAGTGCTTTTGAATTCTGCAAAGAACCTCTTGAGCAAGTATTAAAGAACAACACTAACAGTGAAAAAATCTATGATGCTTTTGGTTTAACTCAAGAACAGTATGATGTTTTTGGACAACAAATTAGGGACAATCTACCTGAATTAATCGAGTGTAAAAAGAAATCTGAAACAATTTTAATGATTTTACAAAGTAGTCAATCATTAACAGAATTTGTTATTAAATTTCAAATTTACAGCGAGTATGTAGCCTTTGTAAAAGAGGAACAAAAAAAGAAACTTGGAACCATAAGTTTCTTAATGGATTTGTTAAAAAATCTTGATAAAGAATAATTGTATGGGATTGTATTTAAAATATCGACCAAAGACTTTGTCTGAAATAGAAGGTAACAAGGAAATTGTAATTACCTTGAGGGGTATGTTTAAAAAGAATGAAATACCTCACTCTATGTTGTTCCACGGGCCAACAGGTTGTGGTAAGACTACCTTAGCCCGTATAGTTGCTAACGAATTAGGTTGTGCAGAAAACAATTTAATTGAAATTGATACAGCCCAATTTAGAGGAATTGATACAATACGAGATTTACGTAAAAACATTCAGTACACTCCTTTAGGTGGTGGGATAAGGGTTTACATTATTGATGAGGTGCATAAAATGACCGGAGATGCACAAAATGCGTTCCTTAAAATATTAGAGGATACACCTAATCATATTTACTTCATATTGTGTACTACAGACCCACAAAGTTTGTTGCCCACAATTAAAGGTCGTTGCAGTCAGTTCCAGGTTCAGTTATTGTCTGATGAGGATATGAAATGCTTACTTACAAAAATTGCTGAATTTGAAAATGATTCTATTGAGGATGAAATTATTGAACAAATAACACAAGATAGCCAGGGTCATCCACGTAATGCTTTACAGATACTTGAACAAGTTTTAAGCACACCAAAGAAAAGAAGACTTACAATAGCCCAACAAGCCGCTATTGAACAATCCGAAAGTATTGCTTTGTGTCGTGCATTAATGAAAAAACAAGGTTGGAGTGAGGTAAAGAAAATATTACAAGGTTTAAAAGGACAGGATGCAGAAGGTATTCGTCGTGTCGTTATTGGATATGCTTCAAGTGTATTACTGAATACAGATAATGCTGTTGCAGGACTTATTTTAGAAGCATTCCAAGAACCCACTTATAATATGGGATTTCCTGGAATCGTACTTGCTTGTTATACCGTAATTAAAAATTAATAATATGGCAGACAAAGTAGAAAAAATGATTGAAACAAAAGACGACAAATGTTGGGTGACAGTCTCCTATAATGTAAATCTTGGGGACTATGAGAACGTAAAAATTGAAACAGGGTATTCACAAACAATACCTTTCAATCGCACTCCGTTGGACATATTAGAAGAGATGCAAGATAACATTGCACAACTTGTAATAGATGAAGCACAATCTTTGAAGAAACAACTTAAAAAGAAAAAGAGAAAAATATGAATCCTTTATTTCAACTTGCAAAAGAACTTTGCCCACAAGGAGGGCCGGAAGACCATCCATTCCCAAATCATACTGATGAAGATATTTGGTGCAATGGTTTTATGACTGCTTGTGAACTGATGCTTACTTCTTTTTATATGGAAAGTACTGAGGTTACAAAAAGAATACTTGCAAAAAGATTACGTTCCGAACTTAAAATTAAATTAAAATGAATTACGAAAAAGATATTCATATTGACGAAACTGCTCTTGACGTTGAGTGGTTAGAACAATCCGAACTCGCTATTAAATATGGCAGGTATTGGTCAGCTTGTAAAGATAAGGTAACACGGGCTGAAGAAAACATTAAGTTAATTCGTGCCCAACTTATTGCTAAAGCAAATGAAGATCCTGTGAAATGTTGTAATAAGGATAAACCAAATGCAGCAGATATTGAAGCTTATTACCGTCGTAGCAAACGTCATATAAAGGCGAAGGATGAATGGATGGATGCTTTACGGGAATGTAATGATGCCGAAATTGTAAAAAACGAAATATCTTTTACAAGAAAGGCTGCTTTGGAAAACCTTGTGCAATTACACGGACAGAATTATTTTGCCGGACCTTCTATGCCACGTAATCTTCAGGGAGAAAGAGAAAAGAAACAAGAAAAAAGAAAAGAAACTGAGTCAAAAATCAGAATACGTAAATCTTAAATTTTAATTATTATGAAAAAGAAAAAACAATTTAATTTTGCAGGAAAAATTAGTAGTAATGCTGCTGCCAGAAAGAAAGGTTTTGGTTACGGGCATCTTTTACCAAATGGATTAGATGTATGGTCACCGGAAGTGGATTCTAAGGTTGTTATGGACATTTTGCCATACCTTGTAAAAGACAAAAACCACCCGGACAAAGACAAAGACAAAGGTGTAGCCGTTGAAGGTTCCTATTGGTTTAAACGTCCTTTTAAATTCCACAGAAACATTGGGGCTAAAAACAGTTCTGAAATTTGTTTACAATCCTTTGGAAAGAAGTGCCCTATATGCGAATATAGGGATAAACTTAAGAAGGATGATTCTGCGGACGAGGATACGATAAAAGGTTTAAAACCAAGTGAACGTAATCTGTATGCTGTTGTTATCACAAAAATTAATGGAAAGAAACAAGAACGGAAACTTCAACTGTTTGAATTTTCTGATTACCTTTTTCAAGAAAAGTTTGTTGAACAACTTGAAGACAAACCGGAATTTGAAACATTTCCTAATCCATATGAAGGTACGTCTATTAGTGTTAAATTTGCAGAAACAAATCTTGGTGGAAATAAATTTGCTGAACCAACAAGGTTTGATTTTGAGGCAAGAACAAAACAATATGATGACGACTTCATTGATGAAATTCCTTGTTTGGATGAATGCTTACGTGTCCTTACTTACGATGAATTGAAGGCTAAGTTTATGGAAAGTGATGACATTGAAACAGAGGAAGAAGAAGAGGAAGAAGAAAAACCTGTAAAGAAAGGAAAGAAACCTGTTTCTAAACCAGAACCTGAGGAAGAGGATGAGGAAGAAGAGGATGATGAGGAAGAGGAAGAGGAAGAGGAAGAGGATGATGAGGAAGAGGATGATGATGAAGAGGAAGAGGAAGAACCTACCCCTCGTAAACGTAAAACAGCGGTAGAAAATAAAAAGAAACCTGAAATTAAGAAAGGTAAAAAAGAATTAAGTTGTCCTCATAATTACCGATTTGGTAAAGGTACCAATAAATATGATGAATGTGAGGATTGCGAAGTTTGGAATGAATGTTACGCGGCTAAGAAGCAATCTTTGAAAAAATAAAAATTATGGTTTTACTTAAAACTGTGACAAGAGAGAGGGGTATCGAGGATACCTCTCTCATTGGTTTCAAAGTTAAGAAAGACTTGTCCTCCTTTCTTGCTTTATTTTGTTTAGCTAAAGGAATTACTAAAACATCCATTCTTACAAAATTATTAAAGGATTGGAGTAGTTCTGAACATCAAAAAAAGGTAACCAAAGAAAGTTTAATAGATGCTATTTCAAGAAGAGCAATAGATACTTGGGTAAATATACCAAAGAAAAACAGATCCTTTCAAGGTTTCTTAAACTCTTTAAGAGTAGAATTCCATTTTAAAGGAATTGACGATGCCTATATTGATAAAATTTTAGAAAATATTCGAAATGAAAAAGATAAAGAAGGAAATGCCCTTAAATGAACAAATAAAACGCCACGCCAGGAAAACCACACGAAAGAAAAAGTACGATGGTAGTTTAGAAACAGTTGTTTCCACCGGTAGTACATTATTGGATTTAGCCATTAGTGGTGGTAGGATAAGAGGTGGTGGTATTCCTTCTGGAATACTTATGGAAATATTTGGTCCAAGCGGTGCCGGTAAAACCGTATTACTTTGTGAAATCGCTGGTGACATACAAAGGAAAGGTGGAGATATAATGTTCCACGATCCAGAGGCTCGTCTAAACAAACAGTTTGCACAAATGTTTGATGTAGATTTTGAAAGACTTGAATACACTACACCAGATACTGTAACAGAGGTTTTTAAAGGAGTGCGTGAATGGAAACCAACAGGTAAACTTAATGGAATATTTGCAGATTCTTTAGCAGCCTTATCTACAGATATGGAAATGGAAAACAAAGATGGTGACAAAATGGGTATGCGTCGTGCTAAAGAATTTAGTGAGGAACTTCGTAAAACTTGTCGTATTTTAGCCAAAAATAATCTGTTAATGGTAGCAAGTAATCAAGTAAGACAAAACCTTGATGCAGGAAACTACGGTCCTAAATATTCTACACCTGGAGGACTTGGTGTTGGTTTTTATGCTTCCTTACGTTTACGTGCCGGTACACCTGAAAAGATTTGGAACAAACAAAAGATTGTTGGTAAAGAAAGTAAAAGATGTATTGGTGTTGAAACACAAGTAGAAGTATTTAAAAGTTCTATTTGGAAGCCTTTTCATACTGCTCCTGTTTACATACTGTTTGATTATGGTATCGATGATATTCGTGCTAATTTACAATTCATTAAAGACTTCACCAAAAACACAACCTACACTATTAATGATGAGAAATTAGATGTGAGTTTAGAAAAGTCTATTTCTATAATTGAACGGGATGAACGTACTAATGAACTTCGTGAACAAGTAATTGATTTATGGGAAGAAATTGAAGAAAAATTTGTAATTGAACGTAAACCAAAACAAAGATAATGGAAGTAGTAGTTGATATTAAACCTTATTTATGTTGGCATACTTCAGAATGTAATTTATCAACTTGTACAGGTTGTAGCGATATTATATTTTCTGAAAATTTTAAATTATACATTGATTTAAAAGTTAATGACAAATTAATAAAAGAATCAGATACAGGTATAATACTATGTCGTTCATGTTATGACAGTTTATTAAAATAAAAAATTATATGGAAACAAATGAATGACTTGCAGTTATTTTTATTACATTGTTTGTATGCTTTCTCTTCCTATCAATAATATCATTTGGAATGGTTAGTATTATGAGAAAATTAAATGAAATAAAAGATAAATTATGACAAAAAATGATGAGCAACTAATCAAGAATGCAAATCATTTGTATTGTGTAGATTGGTATATTGCCGAAACGATGGCTAAAAAAGTCGATACCGAAGAAGCAAAAACCCAGTTACAAGACATTGCAAAACGATTATATCATAAGGAAGAATATTTAGAAGACTTGTTATGAAAAAGCAAATTTTTGATTTACGGTCTAATATGCGAACCTTTACCCATAAGTTTTACAAGGGTTGGACACCACAGGATTTTAAGAACGAGTATCTTAAGATACAAATGCACACCAGTACATTAACCAAATCACAAAGAGAAACTGTCATCAAATACGTTAA